CGCTCACCTCTGTGAATTACTTTGGTTTTTGATTCTCTTAATACTTCACTCATTTCAGTAACTTTTTTGCTTCTTTATCGGTTAAACCATATTTCATCAATATTGTAATAACCTCTTCTTTTGGTAGAATTTCCAAATAATCAATAACCTCCCTCTGAGATACACCATACCACTTTGAAAGGTGTACTAACAAATCTTTATTGTACTTATCCTCTTTCTTACCTTTGATGTACTTATCAAATGTTTTTTGCTTTGGTAGGAAGTCCAAATAAACTTTGTAGACATCTCTCGCTGAGAGTAATCCGATGGTGTATTTCTGAAGAACGTTAACAATTGGTAGTAAATCCAAATTCATACTCAACCATCTATTGATGATAAAAGGAGTAAACGATTTCTTATCCATCTCAGATAGAGATTCCCAAGCAACCTTTTTCTCCTTTATACCACTCAAATGTTCGAATATGGTTTTGGCCTTTACTCCAGTATCACTCTTCTTAGCCATTAAGGTAACAACTCTTTAGGTAAGAATTTCTCAGATACATTACCACACTCAGCACAACGAACGACGGGGATTGGTAACATTGATTTTTGCCCATTTGGTGATTGTACTGCTGGTACTTCTTTGAACATTGTAACTTCTTCGAAGAAGATACTTTCACAATTCTCACAACGAACAGTATCCAACTTAGTTGGGTCTAACTGCATTTGTGCTTGTGGTGGTTTCTGACCACCCATTCCTACTACTTTACTTTTACCTTTTGCCATAACAAATTATCCTTTTATATCAATTAAAATTTCCAACAACATAGCCACGATGTTGATTTCCTTATCTACAACCGATGCATCTTTATATTGTGCATCTGCAATTTTAAGTATGGTGTTACCTACCTTTCCATTTGCGAAATCTTCCACATTATCATATAAGAATCTGTAGAATGGTGTGAAATCCTTCACTTTAGAATCTGCAATAATCTGTCTGGTTTTTAGGAACAACTCCTTCACATTACCATCTGATTTGAGTACGGTTAATACCTCATCCATATAGTTTGCCTGAATTGTAGATGTTTTATCAATCTTCAACTCACCACCAATAACTTGCCGCTGTCCTGCGTTTAGAACTCTACGAATATCAGGATACCCACTATTCACCAAAATAGCCAAATCACCCATCTCATAGTTCACTCCTTCAATATCTAAGATTTCTTTCAAGCGAATCGCAACTTCTTTCTTAGAAGGTGGGGTGATTCCGAATGTTTGGCATCTACTTTGAATTGGGTCGATGATTTTCTCAACGTAATTACACGTCAAAATGAATCTGGTTGTTCGAGAGAACGTTTCCATCAGATTACGAAGTGCTGCTTGAGCGTTTGGTGTAAGGTAATCCGCCTCATCCAAAATAATCACTTTCCACTTACGGAATCCCATAGAAGATGCGAATCCTCTAATCTTATCCCTTACCGTATCAACATTGTTTTCATCCGATGCGTTGATGTACATCACATCACAATCAATCTGATTAGTGATGATTTTAGCCAATGTGGTTTTACCAGTACCCGCTTGTCCGTACAATAGAAGATGGGGAACATCTTCATTCTCAATGTAAATCTTTACCTTTTCAAGAATGTGTTCGTTACCAACGTAACCCTCTAATGTATCTGGGCGGTACTTCTCAACCCATAATGTATTTTCTGTGCTATTCATTATCTTCCGACTTCTTTTAAGTACTTATTTTTCATTTCATCCCAACTCATACCAATCGCATCAATATAGAACAAATGTTCTGGCTTTAATCTACCCTCTGAATGTAGTTTTGTGTATCGTTTGATTGCTTTCTTCTTCCACCACTTACTGATATAATCTACACCCTCTTCGAACTTTTGCTTCATCTTCAAATCATCTTCTCCAATTTCATCACGCAAAAACTCAGGTCCGTTTTCATACATCATAGCGAGATATACACCTCTCTTAAATCCGTGGTGGTAATCAGATTGCTTGATACCACATTCTTTGAAAATCTGTCCTAATATCTTTTGTTTGATACCACTCACAGGCCCACTAGCAACACCCATACTTTTTCCATTTCGGATTCTTTCATTTGTGATTGCTACGGTGTACCACTCTGACCTTTCTTCTTTCAACCATTGATGCCAAGGTTCGTAATACTTATCATCTGGTTTGATAGAAATCTTTCCTGCCGATTCACCCAATGTTTTGAAATGAGGTATCCCATTGTATTGAGAGTGAATCCCATATAGAGATGTAGTTCCAACTGCTATAAGGGTCTGGCCATACTTCTCTTTCCAAAACTCTCTTACTTCAGGAACAGTAGTCATCATAGCAACCAACTTACCTCCTAAGAAGTTATAACCCAATGGTTGAGTACAAACAATAGTCGATGCGATTGTGGTATGGTTGAGTTTACCTTTTTTAAACTTATCATCTTTACTCCATCCGATATAATCATCCCTAACTTTCATTGATGTTACATCTGATGCCAATGATATTTGCCCTAAGAGTTTACCCGTAACCCTATCCTTAACATTAATCTTAACGTTACGACCTGGATTTGCGGTAAATCCCATAGTATGAATCATTCGTCTGAGATACGTCCACTTTGTGGAATCCTTACCATCTTCGATAATTTCAACGTAGGGTTCTAATGCTTCAATTTCTTTAATGGTTTGTTCAACATTATTGATATCACTCGGTGCCCATTGTGTATCATACAATTCGGCAATCTGTGATTTATCCCTAATCATAGAAGGTTCTTGTAACTCTACCCATTTCTTGTATAGAGTTTGCTCTTCAACACTCATCTTAGAAAGATAATCCATATTTTCGATTAGCTCTCTCTTTTGAGTTTCAAAGTCAAAGACTGGTTTGGCTGGTTCGGTATCCCAAAAACTCATATATTCCTTATTTAATCTCTACCAAGTAGTATTTTGCTGTAATGGTATCTGTTTCAAACTCAATGTAAGATAATCCCTGCGATGAAATCTTCAATGTAGCAGATTTAGAACCTCTGTTAGCATTTAGGATTTCTTTCAAATACTTCGCTGAGAATGAGATTGGTTGAACATCACCATCACACTTACAATCTACTGAGATAGAGATTCGGTTGGTGTTGATTGTTGAATAACCCAATACGACCTCACCCTTACCACCAATACAGCTAAAGGTAAATGTATCTGATTCACTCAATGCACCTTTTGATTTGATGAACTTAGATGTAAACTCATCATCCAAAGTGATTTGAGCATTGAATGGTGGAACTTGCTTCAAATCAGGAACCACAGGAATAACAGAAAGGTCAGCCAACATATAGTTTACCGATGTACCCTTATCTGAAAACTTAATGTAAGAATCTGTAGATGCTACCTCTACGTTTGATTCCAATACACCCAATAGTGCTTTTAATTGTGATGTGGTGTAAACACCAAATTCCCCATTCGGAAATTCACCTTCTTTCGAAGTTACTTCACCAAGCAGAGTTTTATCATCTGAGATAAAACTAACATTCATTTCAGAATCAGTAGATGTAATCTTTACTGATTCAACTTCACCACCGAGATTGTACCGATTGATGAAACTCTCAATACTTGCTTTTTTCATAAGACGTTGTTAAATTATTTATTGTTTAATGATACTAATATACGAAATTATTTTGGAACTTCCAAATTAAAATCCAAAAAATTGTGATGCTTTTGCTAAGTTTGGATTTGGCTTCTCCCAATTCATTGCTTTGTAGAAATCATCGAGTTTATTCTCCAATTCCTTCTGCCAAATCAAATCATAATCAATGTATTGTTGTACTAAATCCAAAATCTCTTTAGGGTCATTGTATCCAGTCAATCCAACCGAATCCAATCCTAATGGGTTACTTTTCAAATACACCCATTTAATCTTATCACCATCTTTCATTGGTTCATATTTGTATGGTGCATCGTAATACTTCAATAGCTGATTGTAAGTAAGTGCTGCTTTAACGTGCGCTGGTGTTCCTTTCATAAACTCCCCCAATGCTTGATTCTTAAATGTGTACTTACTCATATCCTTCACTGCTGAGTTCTTTGCGATATCAATAAAGTATTGGTCGGTCATACCATCTTTGTACTTTAGAATCTTATCATCGATATCATCCTTTGGTTCATCCTTTAGAATATCCATCAATACAGTACTCATCACCTCTTTGAAGTAAGTTGGGAACGAACTACGTTTCACATCCAATCCCTTTACATCCAACTTATCACAATTTACGGTATTATCGTTGATAATCCATTGAGCGTATCTTTTCTTTGATACCCAAAACCCACCTTTAGCGATAGTTTCCTGCTTAATATCAAATCGATGTGAATCGATATTGAACATCTTCTTAGCCATAGTATCATACACCATATTAATATGGTCTTGAACCTCTTTAGCCACAGATAGAATTGCGGGAATCATTTGTTCATCTGAATCCTCATCGATTTCAGGATTACGAGACTTTACAAGTGGTGCTGCCTGATAGAATACGGAGTCGGTATCGGTATACACA